ACCCAGGAGCAGCAGGTAAGTTTCAAGTACAGTATTTATTTAGATTATTAGCTGGCCATAGTGTTAGTAAAATAAGACCTACTGGAAAGAAAGAAGTAAGAGCAGAAGGTATAGCAAGCCAAGTAAATGCTGGTAATGTTTATTTAGTTAAGGGAGATTGGAATAAGAGTTTTATAGATGAACTACGAACATTTCCTCTTGGTAAACACGATGACCAAGTTGATGCTATGTCAGATGCATTTTCTCAACTATTTATATTGAAGAAGTTTATGGCCTATTGAGACGATAAAATAAAAAAGCAACCAATGAGGATATAACATATGGGATTTTTTGATTTCTTAAAACTAACAAGCGCTAACAATAAAGAACAACTACCACCACCAAACAACTATTCAATGAGTGTAGGTGGATTAACAGGTAGAGGTAATGGAGATTTACTTGCCCTTCTTCAGAAAAAACTACCTTCATCTAATAGAGACTGGGTAAGAGAAGCAGGAGATTTATCTTTAAACTCTATTGTTGCTATTTGTACTCGTTGGTATTTGACAAACTTTTCTCAAGTTGCTTTTCAAGTTGTAAATAAATCTACTGGTCAAAAAGAAGTTCAAATGAATGATATTCTTGAACTCTTGAAAGACCCTATGAATGGTAATATTCCTCCATCTATTGTATGGGGAAACTATATTCAAGACTATTTACTTCTTGGTAATGCTTATTTGCGCAAGATTAGAGGTATTGGAAACTCTGTTATTGCTCTTGAATATTTACCTGCTGATATGGTTAGGCCTATTGGAGACAGTAAAGTAGCAATACAATATTATATTTACACAGTTACAGGCGCAGAATATAAGATTGAAAAAGAAGATATTATTCATTGGAGATTTGGACGTTCAACTACAGATATAAGACTTGGAAACAGCCCTATAAATAGTGTTTTAAGGGAGATTTCTTGCGATAATCAAGCTTCTTCAACTGCATATGGATTAATCAAAAATGGTGCTCTTCCAAGTATGATTATTGGTCCTGATGCTAATGATAATAGTGTTGATATTAGCCCAGATGATGCTAAAACAATCAAAAGAAGATTAAGAGAAGATTTTGCTACTGATAATGCTGGTGGTATTGCTGTATTATCTGGCGCTTATAAAATGGAAAGAGTTTCATTTTCTCCTTCTGAACTTGATTTATCTGAAATAAGAAGATTGCCCGAAACCAGAGTACCAGCAGCATTAGGTTTAAATGCTATGTGTCTTGGTTTGAATGCTGGATTAGAAAACTCTACATATAGCAACTATGAACAAAGTCAATCAGCAGCTTGGACTGATGGTATGCTTCCAATGCTTGATAGTCTTTGCGAAATCTTATCTATTATGCTTCTTCCAGAGTTCAGTCCAAAACCAGGAGATTATGTAGATTATGATGTTTCTGAAGTAAGAGCATTAGCAGAAGATGTTTATGCTAACTCCGAAAGAGCTGCTACATTATTTGAAAAAGGTGTTATTAGTAGAGCAGATGCAAAAAGAATGATTAGTATTCAGCCATTACCAGAAGATGAAGATTTTTATTATGGTGCTGTTAGTTTTCCTGTTCCTGAAGTTACAAAATCTTTATCTTTTAAATATTTCCCAACAGATGGTATGAAAGAAGAAGCAAAGAAAGCCCTCAAATGGAAAGATGAAGGCTATAAAGGTGGAACAAGAGTAGGATTAGCAAGAGCAAATCAAATCGTTAATAATGAAAACTTATCTGATGACACTATTTTGCGTATGTATAGTTTCTTTGCGAGACACGAAGTAGATAAACAAGCACAAGGTTTTAACTCTGGAGAAGAAGGTTATCCAAGTCCAGGAAGAGTAGCCTGGAGTTTATGGGGTGGAGATGCTGGGCAAAGTTGGTCTACTAAAATAAGAAATAGACTAATGGATGAAGGCAAGAATATAGTACCTTATGAACCAGAGGACTAAATATGGCAAGATTATATACAGTTGCCAATAGATATAAGAAGAGATTGAGATTATTAGAAGAAAAAGCCCTCAAAGATATGACGAGGGCTTATACTGCTTCTCTTTCTCCTGTACTAAATGAACTAAATAGACTTGAAATACAAATAAATAAGATGATTGCTGATGGTAGACCCGATGTTGAAATATACGAAGAAATGAAGGGTTTTTATGAGCAAAGATTAAATGCTATAGAAGAGAAGATAGAAAAGTTCAACCAGGATGCTATAGATATTACTGAAGATTTACAAAGAAATAGTGTAAAGATTGGAACAGATTATAGTAAAGATAATATAGAAGCATCATTAGGAAAACCACCTAAAGGATTTGAATATAATATAAATCTTATTGATGCTGGTGCTATGGAAGAGTTTGTTGGGTTTGCTTCTAATGGCAGTCCTCTTAATGATTTATTTCAAAAGATTGTTGTTGATTATGGGACAGATATAACTAATACATTATCTAACGGTATTCTTCAAGGTCAAAATCCAGTAAAAATAGCATCAGAAATAAAGAGACAAACAATGATGCCTCTTTATCGTGCAAATACAATAGCGAGGACAGAAAGTTTAAGAGCAGCAAGAACAGCAACAGTACAAAACTATAGCGAAAACACAGACCTTATTAGTGGTTATATAAGATTAGCTGCTGGAGATGCTCGTACTTGTCCTGCTTGTTATGCCTTACACGGTACAGTTTACAAGTTAAATCAAATACTTCCAACTCATCCTAACTGTAGATGTGTTATAGTTCCAAAAACAAAAACTTGGGCTGAAATAACAGGAGATGATACCATAGAAGAAACATCTGATAAAATCCCAACAGCAGAGCAACTTTTTGGTAGGTTATCTGAAAAAGATAAAAAAAGGGTATTAGGTCCTGAAAGATATAACTTGTGGAAAGAAGGAAAACCATTAAATACATTTGTTGGAATAAAACAAGATGAAGAATGGGGACCAACAACTATTATTAAACCACTACGAGATATAAGGTAAACATATGGAACATCAATATTATCATTCTGGGTCTGAAATCAAAGCTACTGAAAATGGTTTAGTCAAAGGTTATGCTATTAGATTTGGCAGCCCTAACGACACTGATTTAGAAGCAGATTTTTTTACTTCTGCTACTGATTTTGGTAGACCTCTTAAAATGGGAGACAAGTTTAAAATGAACTTGTATTACCACCACGGACAAGATAATACAATCAAATCTTATGCTATTGGAAGTGGTATTGCTACTTATGATGATACAGGTATTTGGTTTGAGGCGCAACTAAATATGGCTGACAAATATGCTGTAATGATAAATGAACTGGCAAAACAAGGTAAGTTAGGCTATTCTTCTGGCAGTGCTGGTCATTTAGTATCAAGAACTCAAAAAGGTGCCTCATTTGAAGTAAAATCCTGGCCTATTGCTGAAATATCTCTTACTCCAACACCAGCAGAAAGTAGAAATAAAGTTTATAAATCTTTATCTGATTTTGTTGATGCTTGTTATCCTAAAAAAGATGATGGTATGGATATGTACAAACCTATGAAAGAAGATATGGAAGAAGAAATGCCAGAAGAGCCATTAGTTTTACCTGATGACCCTACAATGTTAGCAGATACATTATTTGAAGGTTATGAGGGAGAGTTAGTATCAGAAGCTATCCACGAACTATTTGAAAAGATGTGCGAAGGTTTGTATGTAGTTTTAGATGAAGGAAAAGACATTAGTTATGTAAATGCCCTTCTTGATGGTTTTGTTATGAGAGCTAAAAATGTAGCAGAACATATTTATATGAGTGTACCTGCTGAAATGGCTATGTTAAAATCATTTAGAAACAGTACTCCTGAAACTATTAGAGATTTAGAGAGAAAGATGCGAGATGTATTCAATCTTTCTAACAACCAGGCAAAAGTTTTGTCTGGGATTGTTTGGTCTCATTTGCGAGATGTAAATGAAACACCAGCAACAACAACAGAAACAGTTGAAAATGTAAAAACTGTTGATGAAGTAAAACAAGCATTACTCAAAAGAGCAATGTTAGATTTATTATAAGAGGAAAAATATATGACAATCGAAGAACTCGAAGTCCTCAAAGTTAATAATGCTGTAAAGGCCAAAACAATCCTTGAAGCAGAAGATGGTGTCGTTGAGGACGCACAAAAGTTGTTAGACGAAAACACAAAAATCAGCGAAAAGGTTGATGCACTTAAGAGTGTAGAAACTCAACTTCTTCCTGTTAAGAATACAGAAATCAAGGAAACAAAAATGAGCGATATTATTTTGCCAGGAAAGGTAAACTACAAAGCATTACCTTTTACCGGTTCAGATTACGAAAAGGGTGTAAAAGCACTCCAATGGGGACATTTTGCCCTTTCTATGCTTGGTAATAAGAAATCCCAAGAATGGATGAAGAATAATACTTCAGCTAAAGCTGCTAACGAAACTACCAACTCTGCTGGTGGATTTTTAGTACCAGATGAGCTTATTGATAGTATCATTTGGTTGAGAGACCAATATGGTGTTGTAAGACGTAACTCCGATGTCAAAACAATGACCAGCGACGTTTTACAAGTTCCGAAAAACTCTGTTTCTCCAACAGCTTACTGGGTTACTGATAATACCAACATTACTGAAAGTTCCCCAACTTTTGACCGTGTACAAGTTCTCGCCAAGAAGCTTGCTATCTTCTCCCAGGTCTCCTCGGAGCTCGACGAAGATAGCGTTATTTCCCTCGGGAGCCATTTAGCTGCTGATTATGCTTGGAAGATTGAGTCTGAAATCGACAGAGTTTGTATGATTGGTTCATCTGCTACTGCTACTGATGGTAATATCAATGGCTTTGTAACTGAAGTTAACGGTGTTGCTTCCAACCTTGGTATTGTTGCTGGTGCTACTGGTTCTGCTGCAAACTACAATGCTATTACTCTTGCTAACTTTAGAACTATGGTTGGTAAACTTCCATTGTATGCTGATAAACCAGGCGAAGCAAAATGGTATATGTCCAAGGCATTCTTCAACGATGTTGTCGCCAATAGACTGGATGCTTTATCAGGAAATGCCGCATTAGATATTATGAACTTCCAAAATGGTACTCCTACTTTGTATGGTTATCCTATTGAGTTCAGCCAACATCTTGCTTCAGTTGCTGCTGGTACTGCTAACGCTCCTCTTTGTGCGTTTGGTAACCTCAAAACTGGATGTGTATATGGAGACCGTAGAGACCTTTCTATTAAGGTTTCTGACCAGTTCTACTTCCAAGCTGACGCTCTTGCATTCC